TTCGTCTAGATCGGAACTATGGTATGGATTGCCTGCATCATCTACACTTTGCCAATATTGATTAATAGAAAGCAACCAACCTCTTCCAGATTTTACAAGTTGTGGTTTAATAATAGCTTCATTCAACTTTGACCACTGCATCATTACCTGATCAAGTGTTTGAGTTAATGTTGTCATTCTTTTTTGGTCGTTTAGCGAATGTTCTCTTCTTACTAGGCCGCTTGCTATCGGTTTTACGTGGAACAGGGATTCTAAACTGATCAGTCTTTTCACGTTCTGCCCTTTCTATTGCGGCATGAATTTGCTCTTGAGTAGGTTCTTCATCTTCATCTTCATCTTCGTTAAGCATTTCTTCAAGTGTAACGCCTTCGGAGATAGGTAATTGAATTCCTACTTTCTTTAATAAACGATTAGCAATCTGTGCGTCAGCTTTGATATTTCTAAAGAACGTAATAGGTCCTTTAGCATCTGGACTTATCTGATCAAAATCTCGTATTTCGTAAACATCGTCAATGCCTGTTTTGATCTCAATTACATATAGTTCGTGACCAGGACGATGATTTTCATTTAAATGATCAAGGGTGATAATCTCAACAACTCTACCTTCTGTAAGATTTCTTTCACCTAGGTGAATCCAAACCTTGTCTCTAATGTTATATTCTGTTTTCATTCTGATATTTTTTCTTTGACCTTGGTATCAAGTAGGTCTTTGACAAACTTCAATGCTTTACGATCTGTATCATACACATATTCTGAATCTTCTTCATCACTACGTATAGTAACAATAACTCCATTTACAGCCTTGCGTATCTCTATGCTCTCAAACATTGAAGTAGTTGTTGCCATTATTGTTGAACTGATAAGTTATAGTTAAAATGGAAGATACCAATGTGTGCAGTTTCACGACTTAGTTCTTGATCACACCAAACTTTGTATCCTGCTTTCTGTGCTTGTTGACAGAAGAAAATATCTTCACCAATCTCAAGATTGAGCTCAGGAATATATTCTTGTAGGTAGTGCGGATGTGGAATCTTTTCATAGACTTCACGTTTAACTAAAACACAACCATGGGGTAGTACATCGATTAGTTCCATTGCTGGACTATTGTCTGTAGTGTGAAACTCTGTAAACTGCCCTGCTCCGCCCATCATTCCTGTAAAGTTGGCGTTGGGGAAACGGCGTCTACGATAGTTAACACCAACGATTTCTTTATTACGAGCCAGAAGTCTCATCGGGGCATCAACAGGGAATTTCATATCACTGTCAACCCACCAAATATAATCAAAGTCACTCTTCAAAAAGATGTCAACTAGATTGCGTCGAGCAATAGTAATAACCGAACCAATGTTAAAAGCACAGTTGATACGGATTCCGTTTGCTACTAAATTAGCCGCTGCCATGGCCAAATGTTGCGCAAACTCAGCATTAACCATTTCCATAGCTGGAACTGCTATCATAATACTGGGTCTATTTCCCGGAGGGAGTTGAGCAGCTGATCCCCCTGGTGCATTCATTGGAGTTCCGTTTGGGGTGAATGCCTTAGGTGCCGGACGGCTAGGAATGTTTAGTTTACCTTTTGTTTTCATGTTGTTCCTTTATAATGTAATAGTAACATGTTTTTGTATATTATACAATAATTATTTGAGATTAAACTTACCAAAGTAGGTCTTGGTTTAGGAAGGAATTGGTAGATTGTCATAATAACCTTCACCTACATCGCGTAGATAGGTTAATATAGTTTCCTCAGAAACTACGTTTTGAAATTCCACATTACCAAATGCTATATTTTTTTGATTTCTGGAGGCCAGGTAATCGTAAAATCTATGTTGATGTTCTGGATGTATCCATTGGAATGCTTGAGCATATCCGGGAACTATAATTTCTATATAAACACATTCCTCTAATTCTGGATCTACAATTGCTTTGGCATACTCAATATCATCTCTATCTATATAACTTATTTCGTTCATTTTTTGTCCAAAACAAGTTAAACGAGCTCTATCTATACTAGCAGCTAAATGCCCAGCCGTATGATTTAGGTGTATTAAAAACATTAATTCCTCTACTACTTTTGTCTATTATTTAAGTGGTAGTTAATAACGGTCAGTTAAAACTGAATAGAGGTTATCTAGTAATCCAATCACAACTTCTAAAAGGTTTTCCTTTTAGGGCTTTAGGTAGATAATAGACCACACGTTTTTTTATCCGTTTAATAATAGGGTGGCTATGATCATGGCTGAACGCATTGAGATATGCTCTCCAACACGAAGCATTTCTACGCCGCCCTTTTTGATCTTCATTGAGCAGTTTTGTTACTTTTCGTTGATCATACTTGGCCTGATCTAGCAACTCACAGGCTATATTAAAAGCATAAGCATCTATTTCGTCGTTATTTCCTAGATACTCCTGCTCTTTTCTTTGTTTTTCTCTACGAGCTGTGCTGGCATAGTCTGGAAGATCTTTGAAATTTCTTCTTCTAAACTGACGCATATGTATAACTTCATGCAGTATAGTATCTGCGAATCCAATGCACAGCCTACTAAATCTTCGTTTAGTCACTGTTATTTCTTTATCGTTTTTATTATAGGCAAAGTTTATTTCTATAGACTGCATTTTATCTGAGTCTAGATCACTATAATAAGATCCACCAATCCAGATCCATCCAGGCTCTACTTTAGCATCGTAGATTCTACTGGCTTTTATGGGTAGCTGTGACTTGATATGCCTGATCAAGGTGTCATGTAATCTATGTATAGGCATAGGTTTGTTGACAATTTTATCTTCGGCTGTATAGAGCATATGGAACAAGGTATCTCGATCTAGCTCAGCCCAGTTAAACTTATGCGATCTTTCCACTGTTGTCTCCTATAATACAACTATTGTAAAGTATTTATTGGATAGAATCTATATCTAGTTGTTCAACTTTTACTCCGGATTTTTCAAGAAACGTGACGCCACTAGTATCCCTGTAAGCGTTCCTATATAGAACACTGCCAATACCACTTTGGTATATAAGTTTGGCACAGTCCAAACATGGAGCATGGGTAATAAACAAAGTAGCACCCACACCAGATTCGTTAGACTTAGCAAGTTTCGCAATCGCATTTGTTTCAGCATGTAATACCTCCGGTTTAGTTTTAAGACAATAACGTCTGTTTATTTCAAAACTCCCATAACTGTTTGTAGTTACTTGAATTTCTTCAAACGGCCATCGTTCTTCAATTTCTTCAGGATCTAGCCAACCTCCTGCGTCTACACTCATATAATCTTTATCTTCACAGTTGTTATCCCAACCTGCGGGCATACCATTATATCCAATGCTAATAACTCTATCATCTTTGACTATAATAGCACCAACATGTAGTCTTCGGGCATGACTAAGTTCTGCAAATATCAGTGCCGTTTTCATGTAGGCTTTTTTTAACTTATCTTTCATTTGGTCGACCCTAGAGGAATCGAACCCCTATCACTGCGATCGGAACACAGTATCCTATCCGTTGGACTAAGGGCCGATATCGGAATACGGTGTGGCCGGTAGGATTTGAACCTACAAGGTGCATGACTATGTCTGCTACCATTCCCCTCAGTTTTAATCCATTGGGAGCTATACCATTTGCTTACAGCCACATACTATTATAACACAATTTATCAGAAATAACAGTTAAAATGGTGGATAATATAAATACCGATATAATAAGGAAATATCATGATTGTTAGCAACTTACAACCAGAATTTTTATCAGAATGGATAGAGTTGCTAAAACACGATCCAGTACATCCTGTAGATGAAAAGAAAAATCTAGTGCGTAGATTTGGTAGCGATCGAATAATATATACCATGACTGATAACGATAAACCTGCGGCCATGCTACAAGTGGCACTTACAAGATCTGCGCCAATGACTGCTAAAAGTCTTTGGAATAAAAAAGAGCAAACAGAACCTTTTTTGTATGCTGTGTTCTATAGTGTATTTAGATTACCTGACGGTGATGGTGTAAAAGGTAGTGTTCGAGAGTTAATATTTGGCGCAGCAGAAGATCTACGTCAAAGATTTCCTACAATAGGTAAGTTTATTACACTAAGTCCCATTCCTAGTCTAAGAACAAAGTTTGCTAAAAATCCTGGTATTGAAGTAATACAAGAATTTATAGTCGCAAAAAAAGACCCAGTAGCAAGATTCCATATTAGTAATGGAGCCTTACCCTGGGCCGTTCGTCAACATGCAGATCTTAGTGATCTAAGAAAAAATGAAAGCTGGGGTTGGATGGCCAGTTATGATTACACTCCTTTGGTTATAAAAGAAGTAGAACCTCTGAATCTAGCTCCTACTTTAGTTACATTGTAGGACCGTTGCCGTTCCTAAACCCTACCTCACCACCTTCTGCTTCAATGCGAGCAATAACATCTTCAAACAAGATAGGCGCAAAGTCTGGTGTTTGTTCTACGCAAACGCAATGATAGCGCACATCGTTTTTGTCACTGTATAAGATATCACCTGTACGTGCATCAACACCTCTGGCCTTCTTCACACGGTTAGCGTGAGTATGTCCGTGAATGTTAACACCGAAACGACCCATCGAGTCTGAGTGTAAAGGAATGTGACTTAAGATCATTCCGTTCATAACGTGATAAGCTCTAAGCTCTCTAAAGTACTGACGATACTCGTCGTCCCTAAAGATATCGTGGTTACCACGGATTAAGACCTTGTCGCCGTTTAAGCGGGCCAACGTGGGCAACGCCTTGCGGTTAATAACAACGTCGCCCAAATGGTAAACCTTGTCAGTGGGTTTGACCCGTTCGTTCCACGCCTTGACCATGGCTTCGTCCATTTCTTCAGGACTGTCCCACGGCCTTAACTTGGTAACACCATCGTTACGTGTGAAGCGACATACACCCATGTGTCCAAAGTGTGTATCGCTTACTAAGAATACACTTGGCATATTCGCCTCCTTTCTTTAATAAGTTTCTTTTACAATTTTAAATTCAGGTGTTGGATACTTTGCTTTGAATTCTTCTGTATTGACAAAATCGTTGTATTGTTTCGCATTGAAAAACATACGATGAAAAACTGATTTATGATCCAAAGTAGTTACTGTGAGATAAACTGATTTTGCTTTGCCAGCCATTATATACCTTTCACTGTTTAATGTAATATTATAACATAAAATAGGGAGGTTGTCAAGGTATTAATTTTCTACGTTCCCGACGTTCTGCCGCCAGTGTAAAAACTTTTTCGTTATCAGTGGTCCAGTCTATTGCTTTCTTTGGAATGATTAGACCAGATTCAAGCGTCACACTGTTGATAGTGTGAGGCTCGTTCTCGTCATAGGTCCAACCCAAAGCCTTCATCATGCGATGCTTGACTAATAGGTTAGGACTGCGGAATGCCTCTGTGTCATTAAAGCCTAACATGACTCCAATTTCACAAACTGCACCACTTCGGCACACCCCTGCATGACAATGTACAACTACATTCATCCTATTCTCTAATGCATGTTGCAATAATCGAACAAGCTCAGCGGCCTGCTCATGACTACATTTCATTGCTTCCTCTAGCACTTCATCCTTTTCTTCTACATCAAGAAATTCAAACTGATGAACTTCTTTAAACTTATGCATAGGAGTTGGAAAATCTCCCGGAGGATCACAAATCTGAATCAGCATACTATTTGGGCCAGCATCGTGATGCCGACCTCTTGGGATATCTCCTAGAGATACATTTTCAATCCATGGCATAATATTTTCCAATCATATGAAATATTTTATTGGCTAAGACACGTTCCTTGGAATATGCTTCTATTTCCCAAGGTTGTTCAAAATATTCTTTTCTAATATTTTTTCCCATCCAATAATTAGTTTTACAACTTTTACTTGACTTTATCTGGCCTTTGGCATACTGCTTAACGTGAACCATTTCGTGTGCCAATGTAGTAATAAGACGCTCAACCCCAATACCACTGTCTAAATTCATATGAAGGCACTTTGGTCCAATCCTGGTAACGTAGCCTTTCATCCCTTCATCTTTTGATAGGCCACGCTGTGTCGAAATTAACAAGGTATACTTACTTTTATCAAGCTTTAGCTCTTTGGCCAAAAAGATAGAGGCTGCTTCGATCACAGTTTTGGTTGGAGAGTTTCGTCCAACTACTTGAATATCCATTTTATGTCCTCTAGGTTTAACAGTAATAATATTATTATACACTAGGTTTTACCATTTGTCAACTAAAAGAAAACCAAATCGTTTGACTATGACACAGTGGATTTGGCCGGACTATTTTTGGCTATCGCCTTTGGCTACACGATAGTTGTCTTCAACAGAATCCGGTGTGCTAACTTCTATGATAGTACCTTCTTCCTGACAAACTAGTTGATGTGGTTTGCATGGCTCATTATGCCAAACATCACCCGGTTTGAGATAATGTGTATGCTCTTCTGCTGTTTTGGTATCAATCCATTTAACAAAAAACAAACCATCTAGTACATACCAAGTTTCTTCTTTAAGCTGATGAAAGTGCATACTGAATCTAGCACCAGTATTAAACTTCATCAACTTGCCGCAATATTTGTCGTTAGTGGCCCAAATGTTTTCGTGTCCCCAACCCTTTTCTACAAAACCTTCTAATCTCATGGTAATAACTCCGTAAATTTATTTAAGAAACTTTCCAAATAGCAACTGTATTCTACATTGGTGTTTTCTTTTATATAATGGATCCAAATGTGTCCGTCTAACTCAATAGTATGCAGTACACGAAATGTCGTGTAGTCTACACTGATCCATTTTGATCCTGACTCGGGTAGTTTTATTTGATCCATCCTATTTTCTCTCCAACGGATTTACGTCTTTCATATTCTTCCGGACTACTAGGATACCGTAGAGCCCATACAGCACATAATAGCATACCTAGACCTACACCTGCAACCAGTTTCCAGTTATAGGTAGTAAACCAAAGGATGACCAAACTGGTATCCATTGTCAATACCATAAACCAACGAGCTCGAACTGGGAACACACGCTTCTCAGCCCAACCTCGCAGGAATGGGCCAAATAACTTGTGATTCATGATCCAGTTGTGCCAACGTTCACTGCTCTTTGAAAAACAGTAGGCAGCACCTACTGTAGGCGTACTCCACGGAATGCCGGGCGTTACAACGCCAATATAAGCTACGCCTAACAGTAGCATACCTAGAGTAAACCAAAATGCTTTTTTAACTTTATTCATAATATTCCTTTTGGAGCGGGTAGCGAGAATCGAACTCGCGAATAAACCTTGGCAAGGTTTCAGGTTACCATTACATCATACCCGCTTAATTTCTTCTAGGTTAGGAGCATACACTCCATTATACTTAACAGTAATTGAACTTGCCTTAATAGCAAAATCAATCGCTGTTCTAATATTATTTGTATTTAAGTATTCGTATACCAATGCAGATAAAAAGGTGTCACCTGCCCCGCATACATCCACAACCTCAACCACCGGAGCAGGAAATACTTCATTATTATATCTTGCTCCGTCTTTACCTAGTGTAACTATAAGTCCTGTAGGAACACCATCGGGCAAGCTGGTAACTCGACTGTATTCTAATTCATTGATTTTGATGAAACAACCATCTAACTTTGCTAGATCAGTTTTCTTTGTATCAATAAAAATAGGACCAGAAAACTCCCTACGTAGTTCTTCAATAAGGCTGTAACTGATGGTGCCTTTGTTGTAATCACTAACAACGATAGCATCATATAACTTTGGAATCTCGGTATCAAAACTGATAGGTGTGCAGGCCTTGTCATCGTCTATTCGAACGATATGTTGTCTGCTTCGTATATCTATTAATCTTGTTTTTTTAGATATTTCGGTATGTAAAAAGTTTACAGCACATCCCAATGCTTTCAAATTTTCAAAAACATTTCCCGCCATGCCGGGACGGTTTTCTTCATGACTAAACTTAAAAACAGGAACCGGTGCTTCGGGACTGATACGATCAACAGTACCATACTGATATACATCGGTACAGTTATCCCCTAGCAATAATATCTTGAATTGTTTTTGTTGTTGAATGTTCTGTTCTGTCATAAAATATCACTTCTGGAACTAGTTCTTTACCTATTACGCTTCGATCTTTATAGTCACTACCCTTGACCATGATGTCTGGACTAAACACTTTAATTTTATCTATAAGATCTTCTCGACTGTCAAAGAACCAAACATCATTTACTGATTTAATGTTCTTTAACATAAACCAACGATCGTGTTGGTTATTAATAGGTCTGCTGTCACCTTTAAGTTCTCGAACTCTACGGTCAGTGTCTATTAAGACCAAAAGGTAACCGCCTAGGCTCTTAGCATAGTTGAGCATTTCGATATGCCCCCGGTGGAGAATATCAAATGTACCGTTAACTATTATCTTTTTCATTTAGTGTGTTATTTAAATGTGTAAGATCAGCACAGGTATATTCTTGATAGCTATGTTTTAAATTATTGGGAATAGCCACCCATTCTATGATACTTGGTTTTTTTATAGCAATCTCGTTGGCGATATCAAAGAAACTTTTTGTTTTTCCGGTACCTGCGTTCCAAAGTCCGGATTGCTCTATATCTAAAAACTTTTCATGTATTTCAATAATACGATCAACATGTATAAAATCACGATGATAGTTTTTACTGTTATCAAATAGTTTAATAAGCCCTGAATCTGCTTGTTTATTGAATTGAGTATATGGACTGGCCTGACCGCCTTTATGATCTTCCCCGGGACCGTAGACATTAAAGTAACGGAATCCCTGTACAATATTTCCACCTTGATGTTTTTGAACATATCTTTCAAAAAGATATTTGCTCCAAGCATAAGGAGTTCTAGGGTCAACTTGAGCAGTTTCTTTAAAGTCTGTGCCTAGACCGTATACACTGGCACTACTGGAATATTGTAGATT